TCAGGACAATCAAGAACTTCAGGAACAAGTGGATCAAGCGGATCCAATGGTATAAACGGTAATACAGGCACCTCAGGACAATCAAGAACTTCAGGAACAAGTGGCACTTCTGGGTCTGCAGGCACTTCAGGAGTTGCTAGAACATCAGGAACAAGTACAGCATCAGGTACTTCAGGAACTAGTGGTAGTTCAGGAACTTCAGGATTAGCAGGAGCTAGTGGAATATCACAGACTAGTGGAACATCCGGTTCAAGTGGATCCAATGGTATAAACGGTAATGCAGGTACTTCAGGACAATCAAGAACTTCAGGAACAAGTGGTACTTCTGGATCGGCTGGTATAAGTGGTAACAATGGCACTTCAGGCTTATCAAGAACCTCAGGAACAAGTGGTACTTCTGGATCTGCAGGTATAAATGGTGCCGCAGGTATATCAGGCTCATCAAATGTATCAGGAACAAGTGGCACTTCAGGTTCAAGCGGTACTTCAGGTATAGCAGGTACATCAGGAGCTGCTAGAACATCCGGAACAAGCTCAGCATCAGGTACATCAGGTACTTCAGGTACATCAGGCACTTCAGGAGCTGCTAGAACTTCAGGAACAAGCACAGCAAATGGCACTTCAGGTACTTCAGGTACAGCAGGTACATCCGGTTTAACATTTAATGGTACATCAGGTATTAGTGGAGGTACATTTACTAATCAACCAAATTATTTAACATATACTACAAGTCCTACAACAATCCAAAGTGTACCCTTTCTTTACAGCGATATTACAAATAGTAGATTAGGTATACTCACAACCTCACCTTCAGTTCAATTAGAAGTAAGTGGAAGTATAAGAACTAAAGGAGGATCAGGAACAGGTTTTATAGATGTTGATCCACTTTATGGTTCTTTTAGATTCTACAACGGTTCTACTTTATACGGAGGATTTTATAACGATGCTGTGCTTAGCACAGGGAATGCAATTGACTTAGTTACATATGTTAGTTCTGGAGATTATTATATTAGTACAGCTACAAAATCAAAAGCAGTTACAGTTCTTCAAAATGGTGACGTGGGGGTAAATCAAACAAGTCCTACATCTACTTTTGAAGTTGCAGGCGACACAAGAACAACTACCTTACGAGTAGATAACGCAGGTACTGGACCCACTCCAACACCCGGAATTGGCAACCCTATTACAGAAATAGGCCCAAATCCCGGAACCTATTTAACAGATGCTACCATTTGGTTAACAATTAATATAGGAGGAACAGATTATGTAATTCCTGCTTATTAATAAAAAGTTTAAAATAACTTGGAAATTCAACCATTTTTTTATATATTTATTAATATAACAAAGTTATCAATAAAAATAAATTTATGGACATTAAACATTTAACATCTGAAGAGTTAGAAACTCTAAAAGAATTTCAACAAAAGAATGCAGCCGTTGCTAATGAATTAGGTAATCTAGAACTTACTAAAATTCAAGTAGAAGCTAGGAGACAAGAAATTCTTGATTTTTTCAATGAATTAAAAGAAACCGAGCAGAAATTTAGCAAAGAATTTACTGACAAGTATGGTATTGGATCAATTAACATTGAAACTGGTGAATTCACACCAGCCCCACAAAACGAAGAAGGCACCGAAGTATCATCTTTTTAATTAACCCATAAATAATTTTTATGGAAAAGCTATTATGTGTAGCCCCCCACTTATCTACTGGGGGGTTACCACAATATTTGACTAAAAAAATTGAATTATTAAAGGATAGTTATGAAATATACCTGATAGAATGGTCAGATGTTACCGGAGGTGTATTAGTAGTTACTCGAAATAAAATCAATAAACTTGTTGATAAAGATAAATTTTTTACTTTAGGGGAAAACAAACACGAACTTATTGACATTATAAATCAGGTAAAACCTGATATAATACATTTAGAGGAAATTCCTGAATTTTTTATGGATTTTGATGTAGCCGAACAAATATATAAATCGGATAGAACATATAAAATTATAGAAACATCTCACGATTCATCATATGACACAACCCAGAAAAAATTCTACCCAGATAAATTTATGTTTGTGTCAAATTGGCAAATCCAACAGTATAAAGATATTGATATTCCTAGCGTATTAGTCGAATATCCTATTGAATATGTAGAACGCCCCAATCGTGAAGAGGCATTGCGTACTCTACACTTAAACCCCGATAAAAAACACATATTACACGTTGGTTTATACACATCTCGTAAAAACCAAGCAGAGTTTTTTGAATATGCTAGACAATTCCCAGAATATGAATTTCATAGTTTAGGAAATCGAGCAGATAACTTTAAATGGTATTGGGAACCATTAGAAGAAACAACCCCTCCTAACTTAACTTGGTGGAATGAAAGAATAGATGTAGATAAATTCTATCAGGCAATGGATTTATTTTTATTTACCTCACGTGGTTCAAATAATGATAAAGAAACTATGCCTTTAGTTATTCGTGAGGCTATATCATCCCAAATCCCATCATTAATTTATAATCTTGAAGTATATCAAAACTATTTTGATAAATTTGATACAGTTAATTATCTTGACTTTAGTAGTTTTGAGAATAATTGTGAATTAATTAAAGATATTTTAGAAACAAAAGAAGAAATTAATATTGAAGAGGAAGCAATAGTTATATCAACTTATCCTTTATTAAATTCTATAATTGAAACAACTAAAGAATGTATCCTATCAGTTAAAAAAACAGGTAGAAAAATTATATTAACTTCACATCTACCAATCCCTAATGAACTCCAAGAAATAGTTGATTATTGTATCTATGATAAAAACAACCTTTTAACAAAACATACTTTTTATGAACATACCTGGTTTGACTATGGTGGGTGGAAAATAGATTTAATGTTAACTGGGGAAAATAATGATGTTTACCACGGACCATCAGTTTATACAAACTATTATAATGGTGCTTCTTTAGCAAAATCCTTAGGTATTAAAAAAATATACTTCTTAAATTACGATTACCATTTAAAAAACTCACAATATTTAGATGATATATCATTAATACTAAATAATAAAAAAGCTTATGCTGGTTTTAGAAAAGAACAAGAAGGTAATACAATTACAACTTATTTTTTAGCAACCGAACCTGATTTTTATTTAAATCATTTTCCATTAGTTAAAACAGCTAAAGATTATGATGATTTAATGGTAAAATGGGGTAGTGAATCTAATGGTTTAGAAAATTTAACTTACCATTCATTTAATCAAGATAAAAATAAAATATACTGGGAAACTGAATCTGAATTTACTAAATTAGCAGACAAAAATCTAGAACATAAAGATCATTCTCGAATAGAATATTTTTCAGTAGTATCTGTTAAAGATTATCCAGAACAATTTGCTGTATTTTTAAATGTATCTAATTTAATAGATAGTAGAGATATTGATATTACTGTTTATGAAGATGATGAAGTAGTATTTAGCGAAACTATAAAAATAGTAAATAAAGTAGCATGGTTTAAACAAGTAGTATTTAATCCTGAAAAAATATATAAAGTAGATTACATATCTTATGATAGATATGATCAATCAGTAATTGAAAATAAAAAAATTATAATTGATAAAGACTATTTTGAAAATATTTTACCTAATAATGGTTTATTAACACTAATATGAAAATAGCCCAAATTAATCCAGGTTGTGGTATACCAATTCCCCCTCCATCTTGGGGTGCAATTGAAAAAATTGTATGGGAGTTTATGGTTAACCTTAAAGCATTAGGACATCAAGTAGATTTAAAATGGGCCAATGAAATACAACCAGGAGAATATGATGTAGTAATGGTACACGTAGCTAATCTAGCATTGCAGTTAAATGATAGGGGTATACCTTATATTTTCCAACACCACGACCATCATGCTTTCCATTACGGTAAAGATTCTGATGTCTATAAACAAAATAGATTAGCAATGGAACGTTCTGTATTTTCATTAGTTCCTGCTCGTTATTTAGTTGAATATTTTGATCTACCAAATGTACATTATTTTTCACACGGTGTTGATAATAAATCATTCTATCCAAATGAAACTCCACCATTAGCACATAATTTATTAATGGTTGCTAATAATGGTTTAGGTGGATATGGTTCACACGATAGAAAAGGATTTGAATTAGGTATTAAAACTGCAATGTCTCGTAATTTACCAATTACTATTGTTGGTCCTAAAAATAACCAAAATTGGTTTGATGCTAATCCTTGGATTAGAGGTTATCCTAAATTATCAATTTTAGAAAACCCATCAAACGATATATTAAGACAAATTTATACATCACATACTATATTTCTCCATCCTTCAGAGTTGGAAGCTGGACATCCTAATCTTACATTATTAGAGGCAGCCGCTTGTGGTTTACCTATAGTAGGATGGATTGAAGAAGAAACTACATTCCATGGATTATGGAGAGCACCAAGAGATTTAAATGAAATATTACGTGGTTTAGATACTATTATAAATGAATATAGTGATTATAGACAACGTTCATTAAATACAGCTCAAGAATTATCATGGTTTAATCGTTCAAAAGAATTAATAACTTTATTTAATACATATGCGTAATAAGTTTTATACAAAAAATAATCAAGAAATTGATATATCAACCTGGGATACATCAGGGGATGTAAATGATTTAGGGTCTAGATATGGATGGGAAGGAGCAATGGCTTATGGTAATATAATTCACGATGAATTAAATGCACACGGACCTGGAATACAATCGGGAGATATTTATTTAGATTTAGGAGCTAATATTGGTATGTCTGCTTTTAGAGCAGAATCAAAAAATTGTTCTAAATTATATTGTGTTGAACCAGACCCAGGAGTATTTGAAGCATTAAATAAAAATAAAAACTATAATTGGATTGTAGATAATATTGCTATTAGCTCTGAAAGAGGATACATTGATATTCCAAAATGGCCAGATTGGTGGGATACCCAATCTATTAAATGTATAACATTAGATGAATTTTTTTCTAAACACAATATTACAAAAATAGATTATATGAAATGCGATATTGAAGGACATGAAAAATATGTATTTAATAATGTAAGTCAAATAACATGGGATAAAATCCAAAAAATATTTTTTGAATATCATGAAAAATATGATACAAAAACCCCTGAAGAATTAGAGGATGAAAGAACAGAATTTATTAAATTTTACATAAATAAAGGTTTTAATAATTATCATGTATCCTTAGGATCATATCAAAGTTTTATTTATTTTTGGAAATAATGAAAGAAGTTTTAATCAACGAATACAACAACACTAAAATTTTAGGTTTACCTTATAAAAAACCTGAAAATACTTTTAATATAAATTTTATAAATGGTGCCTTTGTAGAAATCTTAGGACCAATACAAAAAACATATCACGTAAAATTTATTAATACTAAAACAAACCAAGTTTTATTTGAGGATACTATTACTAATGATATGTGGACTCGTACTAATATTAAATATTTAGTTAAATGGAAAATAGAAATATATGATAAGGAAAGTGGATTTAAAGTTTTAGAACATTTCTTTGATCCAACAAACAAAAAAATATACATCCATTTAGATTCATCAGCATTAGGTGATACATTAGCTTGGTTTCCTATTATAGAAGAATTTAGAAAAGAAAATAATTGTAGTGTAATATGTTCAACATTTCATAATGAATGGTTTGAAGGAAACTACCCAGAAATTCAACTAGTAAAACCAGGAACTGAAGTCTATGATATATATGGTATGTTTACTATTGGATGGTTTTATGATGGAGAAAATGTTGTATACGATAAAACCCCAATAGACTTTAAAAAACATCCACTACAACAAACCGCAACTGAAATATTAGGGATGAAATATAAAGAAACAAAACCTTTATTAAATAGTCCAACTCGCAAAACAGATATTGAAGGAAAATATGTTGTAATAGCTCCTCATGCTTCGGCACACGCTAAGTATTGGATGTATCCTAAAGGATGGCAGATAGTTATAGATTATTTAACTTCAAAGGATTATAAAGTTGTTATGTTAACTCAAGAACCTTTAGGAGATGAATGGCATGATTCTAAAATTGGGGGAACATTAACCAACGTAATCAATAAAACAGGTGATTTTCCTTTAGAAGATAGAATGGTAGATATCCGTGATGCTGATGCTTTTATTGGACTTGGTAGTGGATTAAGTTGGTTATCTTGGGCATTAAATACACCTACAGTATTAATTTCAGGATTTAGTTATCCTTATACTGAATTTCAAGATTGTGAACGAATTTTTCCAAAAGATCCTCAAATATGTAAAGGTTGCTTTAATAGAAAATGGTTAGATCCTGGAGATTGGGAATGGTGCCCTGATCATAAAGATACACCACGTCAATTTGAATGTACAAAAGTTATTGAACCTTCAAAAGTAATTGTATCGGTTAAAAAATTATTGAATATTTATTAATATAAAAGCTGTAAAATTTATCTTACAGTAGTAATTTTGAAAACTTTTAACATATTTATAACAAAACAAATAATTAATTTACAAAATGGCAGAAACATTAATATCTCCTGGTGTATTAGCGCTCGAAAATGACCAGTCATTTATAACCCAACAACCTGTTACCGTTGGTGCTGCGCTTATAGGCCCAACAGTTAAAGGTCCCGTTGAGGTTCCGACTCTCGTTACTTCTTACAGCGACTATCAAAACAGATTCGGTACTACTTTTTTAAGTGCTAGTCAAGTTCAAACTTACTTTACGTCTGTTGCCGCTTATAATTACTTTAACAATGGTGGTCAAACACTATTAGTAGCAAGAGTAGTAAGTGGTTCATTCGCAAGTGCAACTACAGCAACTGGTTCAGTAACAGGACCTTTAGGTGGTGGTGTATCTATTCTTAATGCTGATACATCTCAATCTATAGTACTAAGTACTTTATCTCAAGGTGCTATAATGAATAGTTCTAGTTCACTAGACTCTTCAGGAGCATTAGTTTCAGGATCACCTGAAAATATTAGATGGCAAATTACAAACAATGATACTTCATCCGGTACCTTTAGTTTATTGATTAGACAAGGTGATGATAATACGAATAATAGAACTGTATTAGAATCTTGGACTAATTTATCAATGGACCCAACAGCTCCAAATTATGTAGCTAGAGTAATTGGTAACCAAACTAAAGAATATAATGCCGCTGATAATCAAATAGAAGTACTTGGTGATTATGTTAACAATTCAAGATATGTTTATATTGAATCAGTTAGTACTCCTACTCCATTCTATTTTGATAATAACGGTGTTGCTAAACCAGCACTTACAGGTTCAGTTCCAGTAAACGCTTCAGGTTCATTTGTTGGAGCTACTGGTAATTTATTTGGAGCAGGTGCAAAGTATAATAATAACATTGTATCAGGAGTAACAAATATTCAAGGTTTAGTAACTTCAAGTTACACTAATATGGTTAACCTATTTGCTAATCAAGATGATTACAGATTTAACGTAATATTAACTCCTGGATTATTCGCTTCAGAAGGTCCATTAGGTGCAAGTGCTGTAACTTCAATTATCTCAAATACACAAAACAGAGGTGATTCAATATATGTTTCGGATTTAGTACCTTTTAGTTCAAGTATTAATACAGTAACAGGTCAAGCAAATGCTAAAAATACTTCATATGCTGCTTCATACTGGCCTTGGGTTCAAACAATTGATCCAGATTCTGCTCAATTAATATGGGTTCCAGCCTCAACTATGATAGGTGGTGTGTATGCATACAATGATTCAGTTTCTGAGCCTTGGTTCGCACCAGCAGGTATTAACAGAGGTGGTTTAGGTAGTGTAGTTAGAGCTGAGAAAAAATTAACTCAAACTAATCGTGATACTTTATATTCAAATAAAGTTAATCCTATAGCAACTTTCCCTGGAATTGGAACAGTAGTATATGGACAAAAAACACTACAAACACAAGCTTCATCTCTAGATAGAGTAAATGTTCGTAGATTGTTAATTGCTCTTAAAGGATATATTTCTCAAGTTGCTCAAAACTTAGTATTCGAACAAAATACTATAGCTACTAGAAATAGTTTCTTAAGTCAAGTTAACCCATATCTGGAAACAGTACAACAAAGACAAGGTTTATACGCTTTCAAAGTAATAATGGATGATTCTAACAACACACCAGATGTAATTGATAGAAACCAGTTAGTAGGTCAAATATATTTACAACCTACAAGAACAGCAGAATTTATTTACCTAGATTTCAACGTGTTACCAACTGGTGTTACTTTCCCAGCGTAATTTTTTAAAATATAGATATTTATAACAAAACAAATAAATAAACAAAATGGCAGTATTAGATCCAAACGAAATATTTTTTACAGCATTTGAACCAAAACAGGCTAACCGCTTCATCATGTATATCGATGGTATTCCTGCTTATGAAGTCAAAGGTGTAGGTGCAGTAACATTATCTCAAGGCACAGTAGCTTTAAACCACATTAACGTACAACGTTTTGTGAAAGGTAAAACAACTTGGGGCACTATACAATTCACATTATTTGATCCAATTACTCCTTCTGGAGCTCAAGCGGTAATGGAATGGGTACGTTTACACCACGAATCAGTAACCGGTAGAGATGGTTATAGTGATTTCTATAAGAAAGACCTAACATTTGATGTATTAGGACCAGTAGGAGATATCGTTTCAGAATGGATTATCAAAGGTGCTTTAATTACTGAAGCTAATTT